AACTGGATATAGTTCAGGAGAAGGATTTTATAGCGGCGTAACTAGGCCTGCAGAACATTGTGCATGTGCTATTGAGTACGCAGATGAACTAATCAATCAATTAAAAACAATGCAATGAAGCGAAATAAGATAATGGAAGAAGTAAGAAGCACAAAAGAATACTACATTCAATCCGTTAAGGATAACTTAACATGCAATAATGATGTATTCTGCGGATACTATACTTTTGATTATTCTGATGATCAAGTAGACAATAACGCTAAGTACTTTGTTGATTGCATGAAAAGAGGTTTAAGCCCTTACAAAGCACTGCTTTTCTTTTATGATTATTTGCAAGAAAATAAAGTCGATAAATAATTGCAGACTAAAATAAAGTTAGTACATTTGTGTAGTAGAGGTTTCTTATATAGTAAATAATAGGAATTATGAAAGGAGGCTATCATGTACTAAATTTATAAGGTTGCTGTTTATCCTTAAAAGCAGAACAAGAGGCAATAGCTTAATTGGTCAAAGCTCAGGTCGCTGTAAAGCACCCAAAATGAAACGGTTATAGGTTCGAGTCCTATTTGCCTAACTAATAAATTAACTTGTATGATTAAAACTAGTTTTCAATCTAAAGCTTTAATAGCTGCATATAAAAATGGCTATAGAGTATTAAGAGATGGTGTAGTATTATCTCCAAAAAATAAAATTATAAATACTCATGAAAGAATTAATGGCTATAAAGCTTTTAGTTTTAGGTCAGATAGTAAAACAAGACCTATTCTAATACACCAACTTCAAGCATATCAAAAATATGGCGATAAAATATTTGAAACTGATTGTGTTAGACATTTGGACGGAAACTGCAAAAATAATTCTATTGAAAATATTTTAATAGGAACATTCAGAGAAAACCAAATGGATAAAAGTAAAGAATCTAGAGTTAGAAGTGCTACCATAGCCAGCCATTCTATAATGAAATACAATTCATCTGAAGTTGAAAATATAAAAAAGTACCACAATGAATTTAATTCTTATAAAAAGACTATGGAGCGTTTTAATATCTCATCTAAAGGAACATTGCATTTTATTTTAAATAATAGATGAAGAAATGATTGTTGCATTAATCTAGTAATATGCAGACCGAAACACGCCTATTCTTTGGCAATAGGATAAAATCGTTAGTTTAGCAGTTTGTCCGTATCTGGGATGGATTTAAACGGGATATTGATATATAGTGTAATGGTTAGCACAATAGGCTTTGAACCTGTTAGTTTAGGTTCGAAAACAGGAGCTACTTTAGTTACACCATTAAGGTTATTACCTGTATTGTCACCAAACAAAATCTGGAAGTTCTCAGCCTGTTTAACAGAATCAGGCAAATAAGTCATTAACCAGTTCTTAACAAAAATACGAGATTTCAGCAAACGATTAGAAATAGGAATGTAAGTACCTACTCTTTTTGTACTTTCTGTTTTTTCTCTCAATTTGAAAGACGAAACAGGCAAAGAACCATTTTCAGAAACAGCAGCAGCTTCACGGTCAATCTCAAATATTTCTTGCCATGTGAATGATGGAAATTCAGGATCACCTGGAATAGTTCTAACTACATCACGCATGTTAATCTTAGTAGCCTGTGGATTGTAAGCAACGATATTGCTTTGCTGAGTCAAAAGATTATCACCTGTGTAATTACTTTCAATGCTAACAGCTTTCATCTGCATTTCTCCGGTACGTCTTTGTCCGTTACCGTTTACAAAGCTCTTATAAGACTCTCCATCCAAAACATCATCAATAGCTTTAGATAAGCCATTTTCTTGACCATTAAAACCTTTTTCTTTCTTAGCTTCAAAATCCTTCATGAACTTTGTGGTAGCTGAAATTACATCATCCAAGCTTTTCTTTACATCGGCTAATTGTCCGTTTTCACCGCCAATAGCACCAATTTCTTTTTTAACTTCTTCGATAGCTGCATTAAATGTAGCTAGTGGAGTAGCATCTTTAAACGATTTTTCAGCAGCAGCAGCCACTAAATCAGTTAGTTTGTTTTCCAAAGATTTAGCAATTTCTAACTCTTTAGCTTTTTTTTCTTCTTCTGTCATATTACTTTTTAATTAAATTAATAATATTATCTATACTAATACCTTTTTCTTCTGTAACTTCTTCTTCAATAAGCTTGTGAGTTCTATCTATACGGCTGTAACATTTAGGACATCTTACATAAGAAGTAATATCTTCAATCGACTTCTTGGATGATATAATAGCCTGAACTTGTTCTCTGATTGCAGGTTCTAATTTCTGAACCTCTTCATAAGCAATACCTTCAGCTAACCATCTTGTATATCTTGCAACATTTTCAGTTATTTCACTTTCAAGCGTATGTTCTTCAACTCCGTTATAATCAAATATTAAACCACAACTAGGACATTGAACCATCATTGTACCGTTTAACGCTTTTTTAATTAAGTCTATTCCTTTCTCCATAGTTTTTTGTCTTTCGCCCGTATATCTTTTAGTTTCCAAACCTTTTAAAAGTAATTCTAAATGGTCTTTAGCCTGATTAGGTGTCATACTCTTTAAATCTAATAACGGTGTATCCATATTGCAACCCCAATTAGTAAGAGTGCTAACTTCCCATAGCTTCCACTCAATAACTTTTCTAGGGTCTTGCTTATCTCTATTTAAAGCCTGAACCAAAATAGAATGCTCCAAAGTCTTATCATTCTCAGCGTATAATTGATAATCAGAAAGAATATCCAAAGATATTTGTTTCTTCATGTTCAATTGTCCAGTAGTCTGTAGGTAACTAGGTGTTTCCTCTATATTGGTAACAACTCCTAATAACTTTGTTTGATCGTGATTCATAAACCACTTTAATCGAGCAAAGTCATTTTTAATAGTATTCTGAAAACTACCGTTCAAAGATATATCATGTGCAGCATCTTCATTGTTAAATGCATTAGCAGCGAAAACAACAATACCTTTGTCATCTACGCCTATAACCTTGCTTTCATAGCTCTTTTTTATATTATTTTCCATTATATACCTTATTTAATTACAAATATAAATTTAATCTAATATATTAATACTCTTTAATTGTTAAATATCATTAATTGATATAATAATAAATTAAACTGATAGATTTACACTCTTTGAGCTGTTAATAATAGGCTGTATACTTGCAAGTTCTTCGGATGTCATTAATGGTATTAACTTTTCGTACAACGGATTATTTACTGCCTCCATTCCTATTTTAATTCGCCATTCATTTAGAGTTATTACACCTCCTTTAAATTTAGCTTGACATGTAGCATTAATACTATTTTCTATTTCAGACTTTTCCTTTTTCCTTGATTGTAAACATTGCACATGATCGAATGAAACACATAACTCTTGACCAGCGTTTCTGATTCCTAAGAATGTATTTAATTTATCAAGAAACTTATTAACAGTAGGGATTACAACATTATCGTATACAGATACTTCTGCACTTTCTTGATTGCTAAATGTGCTTTGGTCTTTTCTAGGGATGAGCACAGACGGTATCCCAAAAGCTCCAGCAATTTGAACAGCATCCGCAAACGTTTCATCAAAAGGCTGTAACTCTTGTATACTCATATTCATTCTAAGAAACTCAACAGGAACGTCAGAAAGTATAACCTGACTTTTATTCCTTGAAAGTCCGTAATCATTCTGATATTGCTTTTGTAATTCTTCCTTTTCCTTTGGGGTCAATGGAACTGAACCTGCTGCATCTGTTTTTTTGCTAACAATTGCCCCTAATGCTCCCTTTTTAGCATAAATAACACCTCTAGCTTCATATACTGCCAATAGATTAGAAATCGGGCTTCTTTGAGATAATAAACGGCTTTTACCCTCATAGAAACTACTATCAAATGATAATTTAATATCTCGTGAATGTAGAATGCTATTTGTGCTAAAATTCTTCCATCCTAAACCTGTATTTAATTCATATCGCTGAATTATTTCTGAAATATCACTTCCAGAATATAAATCTACATTGTTATAATAAACAGGCTTGGTATAATTAGCAGGAAGTACATAATAACTATTTGAATATTTCCATTTATCTTTAATTTCATTAAATGCCTCTGGTTCAGTAGATGTAAGGTAAGAGTTTCCGCATATATAAAAATAAGCACAATACATTTCCATCATTTCCTTAAATGTTTGGTTCGGATTAGGATTAGTTAGGAACTTATTGATATACTCATTCGTTGTTACCTCTTCACATGTTTTTATATCTTTCAAAAAAACCTACCATTTTGCATTCTTTCTGTGATAAACTTAATCGGAAAATACACCTCAGGTAATGACTCAAACATGGTTATAAAATTATCACCGCACACAAAAGGATTAAAGACGTGCATATATTTCTGAACATCCTCAACAGTTGTAATAACATCACCATTTGCATTTGTCAACAATGAGCCTGCAGGCTGCATTGACTTCCCGATTGAGAATATCGGCTTACCTAATATTTTTAATTCCATATCATTTTAAGTTATAATTTCGTTGCAAATATGTGCAAAGTCCTGATAAACAATTTGCTGCCTGAATGCTTTCACCTTTCTTACAATCAAGCAAGTTTTCAACAAAACTAACATAATTTTCTGAATTATCATAATTTGTATCAAAATAAAACGTTTTATTGATTAATTCACTTGTTGCATCTATTCTTAATTGCATATTAGTAGCCTCTTTTGATATACGTATATCTTTGCTTGTCTCTGTTCTTATATCTCTGAATAGGTGGAACCAAACATCTGAGCACTCTATTAGTGTTTTGTCTGAGTTACTTATAAAATCAGATATTTCTTTTTTACTAACTGAAAT